ATAGGTCTTGTGCTTCATCTATAAACACAACCTCAAACTCAGGACAAACATTTTTTTCTATGAACATAGAAATCATGTCGTTAAAATCTATTAAATTATTTTTAACTTTATATTCTTTTAAATTTAAAGCTATGTGAGATAGTAGCTCCCACTTAACATCTTCGTTAATATATTCACTTGTGTACCACTCAGATCTTACAGATATATCTTTGTTTCTAGCTTTGTTAATAATTTGAAAGTATAAATTATCACATGTAAGATAGTGACTTTCTTGATCATTATACTTATCTTGAAAGTTGACTCTTATGTTTAACATTTTACCTAAGTCCTCGTAATGGTGAGGTTGCATAATATTTTCCTCTCTGAGTCCAAGTGAATGAAAAGCAAGTGAGTGTAAAGTTTGAAAATATTGTAAATCTTTTTTTGGTTTGTTCATTCTTTCTTTTGCCTCGTTAGCAGCTTTTCTTGTAAAAGCAAAATAACCAATCTTGTCTAGCGGTGTATCTATGTCTATGTAGTGTTTAACTATTTCTAAAAGTTTTGTGGTTTTTCCTGTCCCAGGTGGTCCATAGACTTTTGTTATCATAATATATCTTCTCTATCTTTCATAGAAATTACTTCGTCTTGATACTCCTCCTTTTTAAAATAAGATTTTAATATTTTAACACAAGTAACATCTGGATTAGATTTTTTATCACCAGATTTTTTTGGATATCTTTTTCTACAAACAAAATCTTCGTCTTGTATTTTGTACAATGTTTTCATCAACACACCTGTTCTGTCCTCTTTCATCTTCCATTCTTTATTTTTTAAAAAATTAAAAAATTTACTCCACACAAAATAAACATATTCATCATCCATTAATGTAGCTCCATTTTTAAATGATGTATGACTGTTAGCTAACACTTGAAACACATATTCATTTAAATACTCATGAAGTTTTTCTTCCTGACTAGTTCCCTCTGCTGGTTTAATTAAATCTACTCTACTAAATAATGCTGTTTGTATTTCAAAAAATTCTGAATTTTTTATTGTTGGTGGAACTATGTGTGCTTGCTCCATAAGCACACCCTTTAATTCTCTTTGATCTCTAAGTTTGTTCACGTGGTTTACATGAATTTGAACTGTTTCACCTCCAGGTTTTTCTACCGTAAAATAGTATTCTGGGTTTGGTTTGTAATCTATCTGTGCGAGATTACTTAACATAGGCCAACTTTTCTTTTTATCTGATGCAATACCAAATTTTCTTTTAATACAAACAGATTTCATACAATAATTTACTATTGGATCTTCAGAGCAAGTATGACCTTTAGTATCTTTTTTCCACTGTTTAATTTTTAATTTTACTTTTTCATCATTCCAATTTGATGAATATAAAAAATAGTTTCTAGCAGCTTCTAAAACTTTCTCATCCCAATTATCAGGATATTTTTTTTTCGCAAAAACCATATAATTATATAAAAAACGATCTCTACCATCAGTTAATTTATTTTTAGTTAATGCTTGCAAACAAGGCGGACCATCTATAAACTCTTCTGCCCCACCTGTTAGTTCATCTCTAACCAGCGAGTTTGCAAATTCTTCTAGCTCACTTGCTGTTTTTATGTTTGCATCTACAACTTGTAAAAATTGTTCTAAAGTAAACTCTGTTCCATCATGTGGATTAACTGCTACTCTTTCTTTTTTGTTATAATATGGAAGATTTATAAAATTACCATTAATAGGTGTGCCATTTTCTGTTTTTCCTAATTCTGTTTGTTTTGGAAATATTTCTGTATTAGATTCTAGTTCTAAGACAAACAAAAGTTTATCCAAAAAATTTCTTATGGCCGTAGCTTTTGTCTTTTCTTTTAAAAATATGTAAAGGTGTAACCCACCACTTTTTGATTTTACTGGTATAACTGGTAATTTTTTATCGACAATAGTTTTTAAATATTTTCTTAAATCAAAATTTTTATAATCTGGATCAATATCTATTGCACCAAATTTTGCCATACCTTCATCATCACAAGGTTGCACACCAATAGATTTTTTGCCTTTTAAATGTTGAATATAATCAATGTTAGTAATGGGCTTTCCAGCCCAAGCATGTTTAACTCTAAACTTTCCTGTTGTGGTGTCTTTATAGCCGTTAGAAACATCAGCGTGGCCATAGTCTCTTTTTAATCCATTAAATATCTCTATAAATTTCTGTTCCATGCGATTTGAAAATGGGCAGTTTTAGCTGCCCATTTTTGTTTAAACTAAATAGGTGAATTAGTTTTATTAGAGTTATCGCCATGCTTAACTTGAATGTCTCCTTTTGAAACACTGTCAGAAAAAGCTTTAGCTTGTTGATACATAGAGGCATCTGTCACCTGTTCAACTTTACTAACTTCCCAACCAAACCATGTACCTTTATCATTAGATTGTTGCACGGTTTTTAAATTATAAATGTGGCTAAAAGATGCTGGAGTAAATAATCCATTCTTACCTTTTAGTTTTATACTCTGCATCATGCTGTTCCATTTTCTACTAATTTTTAATTGAGTAGATTTCATTGCAATTAATGCAGTTGACGGAGTTTCCCCCATGGTTATCACAAAGTGACTAGCTGTCTTTTCAATATAATTACCGTTTTGTAATCTATCTTTGTAGTCAGCTCCCCTTGTTGTTTGTGATAAAATATCACTAGTTGATGGATGAATTTGAATGGGAGCTCCTGGGCCATCGCCTCTGTCCTTCCATTCAATGTATTCCAATCTGTAATGACATGGAATAACATTTAATCCTTTTTCTCCATTAAACAACTCAGAGGTCACAGAGTTGTAAATCATGCCAGGTTCTGCACCTTCAACATATTTACCATCTCTTTTATTAACCTCTGGAGATAGTTGTCCTAGTATCTTTAGAAAAGGTAACGCTAAATCTTCTTGAGTTAGATTACCGATTCCTTTATTTGCATCAGCTTCAAAAACATTTGTTGCTAATGCATTTTCTTTTTTCGTTGTTACTTGTGCTTTGCTCATCGTTCTTATTTCCTTGTTATTTTGGTTCTGTTTCCTTGGAACACGTTAAATAGTTCAGAGGGCATATCTAGTCCATTTTCGATACGCTCTCTGACTAAAGCTTTAAGTGTCATAGATTCAACCTTTAATTTTTGGACAGGTTGATATCCCTGACTCTGTGCAAGGTTAGCATAATTTGCTGCCTTGTTATCTTCGTTACGACCAAAGGAAACAGTTACCTCATTTTTAATAAGGTCACCTAGGTCGTTATCTCGAAGCCATTTAAATGCTTCTTCTTTCCTTGCGGTAGGGATAGAAGCACCGTAGACGGGTTTTACTTCAACAGCGGATCCGTCTGCTAATTTCATTGTTCTCACATTCATCTCTTGCATCATAGTTGGTATAACTTCACCTCCAACCATTTCTATTTTCTTTTTAAGTTCTTTAATGTGAGCCTCTGTATCTGCGAGTTCATCCTCTAGTTTTTGTAGTTTTACTACTTGTGAAGATAAATCACCAACATCATCTATTTTAGATAATGAAGATGTTTGATCTTCCTCAAAGTTTATTTTACTCATCTATTTCTCCTTTCTCATATAGATTGATTTGAATGGGATAATATCTTCTTTCTTGTTTATCCCATTTTAGTAAATTATATCTACCGTTTGTTATGTCGGATACAACAGAACAAGCAACACCTATTATAGCAGGATCTCCTGTTAATAATAGATAATCTTCTGGTTTATAATCTCGTAACATTTTACGAAGTTTAAATACCAAAGGTCCAGGTGATAAAATAATTTGAGAAGTTTCTGGTAACAAAACTTTTAACCTCCCATATTCAGACGCACCTATAATATTTATTTTAGGGCGACCATCCCTTGTGCCAGGTATATCTTGTAATATGTAAACAAAATTTTCCTTCATAACTTTCTTGACATTGAATTTAATGTATCCTATATAATATGTCAATAGAAAGAATAAATAAAATTTATGGATTATAAGTTTAAGACAAAGCCATTCGCACATCAATTAAAAGCTTTGGAGTTGTCATGGAAAAAACAAAATTTTGCCTATTTTATGGAGATGGGTACAGGAAAGTCTAAGGTATTAATAGATAATATATCCATGCTTTATGATAATGGTAAGATTAATGGTGTCTTAATTGTGGCACCCAAAGGTGTGTATAAAAACTGGTATGACATAGAGATACCCACACACATGGTTGATCACATAGAAAAAAATGTGGTGCTTTGGCAAGCCAATATTACACAAAAACAAAAATTAAAATTAAAAACTCTATTTAAAACAGGAGAAGAACTAAACGTTTTAATTATGAATGTGGAAGCTTTTTCAACCAAAAAAGGAGTTGATTTTGCTGAAAGATTTTTAGCATGTCACAAGGCCATGATTGCGATTGATGAATCAACCACTATAAAAAATCCTGGTGCTAAAAGAACAAAAAATATTTTGTCTCTATCTAGGTATGGTAAGTATAAAAGAATATTAACAGGATCTCCGGTTACTAAATCACCATTAGATTTATATACACAGTGCGAGTTCCTTGATCCGTGGTTATTGGGTCATAGTTCTTACTACACGTTTAGGACTCGATATGCTCTAATGAAAACCGCTAACTTTGGTGGTCGTTCTGTGCAAATCGTAGTTGGTTATAGAAATCTAGGGGAACTGTCTGATAAACTAAAATCTTTTTCTTACAGAGTTTTAAAAGATGATTGTTTAGATTTACCAGAAAAAACATACATGAAACGAATTATACAATTAACACCAGAGCAATCTAAAGTTTATAATCAAATGAAACAACTAGCGCTTGCTGAACTAAATGGTAAAGTCGTTACTACTGCAACAGTTCTAACTCAACTTATGCGACTTCATCAGATAACAGCAGGTCATTTTAAATCAGATGATGGTGAGGTTCAAAATTTAAAAAATGAAAGAATCACAGAACTTACTAACATCTTAAATGAGATTAGTGGAAAAGTTGTAATATGGGCACATTGGAGAAACGACATAGAAACAATTATTGAACATCTTAAAAAAGAGTATGGGGATAACTCAGTAGTTACTTACTACGGAAAAACAAGTTTGGACGACAGACAAAGTGCCATTAAAAAAATGCAAGATCCAAATAGCAGCGTTAGATTTTTAGTTGGCACTCCGCAAACAGGGGGATATGGTATCACTCTTACTGGTGCATCAACCATGATTTATTATTCTAATGGTTATGACTTATTACTAAGACAACAATCAGAGGCTCGTATTGATCGTATCGGTCAAACAAAGAATATAAACTACATAGATATTATTTGTGAGGGAACTATTGATGAGAAGATTGTTAAAGCCTTAAGAAAAAAAATTAATATTGCAACAGAAATAATGGGAGAGGAGCTTAAAGATTGGATATGATGGTGATGTTAGCACTAACCATAGCTATTTTGGCTGTAATGTTTATTAATTCAGCGTCTTAATTTTAGGGGTACCCAAGTATCCTAAAACGTAAAAGACAGGCCTCTACGGCTATTTAAACGGCTTTTTATTTGTAAAAAATGGTGAAAAGAGACAAAAGTAACATTCCTAGACCACCAAGCAACCAATAGAGTAATCTGTCTACCTTGCCATGAATTTTGTCAATATCTTGATGCATGTGTTTGAGATGATTGTTCTTAATAGAACTAACCTCACGTTTTAATCCTGTGATATAGCCATACAAAGCTATAATGTGTTCTCCGGTTGTTTTAGGATCTTTTGCCATTATCTCCCTCCAAAGGCTCTAATTCTATCGATAGTTTGTTCTGACGTCAATGGTGTTCGTGTTTGAACAATATTAGGATTAGGTGTTGGTGTTGGCTGTAGAGGGGGTGTTTGTATTTGAACATCTGAAGATATTACAGGTTTTTCTTCTTCAAAAAAATTAACCTCTCCATCAATTAAATCTATGTTTCTGTTTTCTGAGATAATTTTGTTAATTCCAGAAAAAGCTTGAAAATAAGGATTAGGCACACTTACACCTTCTTTTGTATTTAAATCATTATTTATTTCAGAAATCCTATTAACAAAAAATTCACTAGGTTTATTAGGAGTATATTTACCTCTCATTAAATCTTCAAAAATATCTTTTCTTAATCCTTTTCTTTTAACTTTTCTTTCGATAACAATATTAGAAACACCTAAAGTTCTGGCAGCATCTATGTTTTTATACATCTCTTTTAAGGCTACAAATCTTCTACTTTCAGAATATTTATAAGCATCTAAAATATCTTCTCTAGAAACACGTCCACCTCTTAACAAAGGAGCTGTAAATAAATTATTTGATTGTCTTAAATCACTTAAAAAAGATGTGGTCATAAAAGTTAGAGCTTTTTCTGGATCTGATTGAATAATTCTATATCCAAATAATCCCGGTAATTCATCATCTAAATTAAAAAGATCACCGTATTTAGTTGTTTTACCTGTTGCTGCTTCACCTAATCTTTTTAATTGAGGTAAAGAACCTGGAGCTAAAGCCTCACCTATGTGAAATATACCTTTTCCAACTCTTACCATTGGGTCATCAGCCTCAGACCAAATTCTTCTACCATCTTTACCAACACCTCTTCTTAAAGTGCTGTCGATTAAAGCTTCAACAAAAATAGACTCTGAAGCAAATGGTTCTAGTATTTCACTAACTCCATCAACTAATCCCTTACCAAGAGCTTCTTTTAAAGATTCATTAGAACCATCTGTTTGAGATAGCGCATTTTGCACAGCTCGATAGGGTCTAAGTAAAAAATCATAAGCGTTTGAGTAACTGAAATCTAGATATTTTAAATGTCCTTTTTCATTTCTTCCTTGTGGAATTAGTGTTGAATTTTTTGACCACTCTGGAACAAATCTTCTTAAAGCTCTCATTTCTTCATCGGTAACATTGTGTTGAGCTTTGCCCATTTCAGCTAACATTATAGGTATACCTCCAACGGTTGTTCCAAAACCAAGTAATCTTCTTAAACCTAGAGCTCTTAACTGTGGGATTCCACTTGTAATTTCATCAATAGATCTTTCTATGATATTATTACCCGTTCTCATAATCTCTAACGGAAATGCTATGAAGTTTCCAAATGGTGATTGTCTTAAGGCTTTTGCTGTTCGACCAATATATTCGTAGTTTGGAACTTGATTTCTAACGATATTAGCAGATATTTCATCTAAGAACCCTTCAAAAGATTCATCAACAATTTCTTTTCGTGCTGTTTGTTTACTAAAATATTGACCTGCTGCTTCTAGTCCTTTAACTTCTCCATTTAAAACTGCTTTATAGTTTTGTCTATTTATACCAAGTTGATTTAAAATACTTGAGTGTCTGTTTCTCTCTAACTCAAATGTGGTAATTTTCCAAAAATCATCTTCTGCAATATAAGATTCTTGTAGTTTACCAAATACTTTTTTAACTCCACTAGGTAATTTTTCTAATTTTTGTATTGCTTTTGCACCACTTGCTCCTCCAGCTATATCTCGAGTAAGTCTAGCTATCTCCCCCGCCTCAACTTGTGTTCCTACAATTCCTAACCTTTGATACCTTGCAAAATTTCTGGCTTTTTCCTCTGACAAAGTTCCAAATACTCTTCCAGCTGTTAGTTCATAAGCATCACCCAAAACACCTTTTCCACCTAAAATTTTAGGTGCTAAAGTTTGAATGTCAGTTAAACCAGGTAATATTGCTCCGTTTGATAAAGTAAACGCCGTAGCACTTAAAAAGTTTCTTACGTGAGTTATTGGTGATAAAATTGTTTTTGCAATTTGTGTTGCACCCTTTGGTGCTAGTAACATGTATCGATAAGCAAGACCTATTTGTGTATTGTTTAACCAGTTGCTCATAGTGTCAAACATAGCCTCGTACTCAGGTGCTCTAACATATTTACCCTCTAATGCTGATAAACCTTTTAATTGTCCTGTTTCAGGTTCAACATATCTAAACTTATTAGGATCTAATTTATTAGCAAAATCATCTCCAAACTCCCTTGCCATTTCTTGTGCTGTAAATATTTTTTTATTCGGACCTGTGCTAAACGCTTTGTTTAATTCATCCATATATCTCAATCCATAAAATAATCTTGCTTGTCTAGAAGTTGTAGCGTGAAACGTATAGGTAGGATCTTTAACAACTCCTAATAACTCTCTTTGATAAGGTTCTGCAACTCGTTTAGTTAAAACATCTGGTTGCAAAGCGACTGCTTTTATTTCTTCAGGGGTAGCTTTTTTACCAGTCACAGATTGAACGCCACTTTTAAATTCTTTTTTTAATACATCTTCAACATCTAAACCTTGTTCGTTAATATAATTTTGTATTTGTGTATCTATGTTAGCATCCATTCTTTCTAATTCTGCTTTTGATTGAGGAATTAAATCTCCTTTTTTAAATCTAGGAGTTCCATCTGCTAATTTTTCTGTTGAATCTTGAAGAAAATAATTTTTTTCATTCGCAGCATAAGATTTTAATTTATCTGCTTTTAAAATTTCTCTAGACTTTTTAATTGTTTCTTCTGTAACTTTATATTTTTGAAAAAGAGGTAAATCATCAAAAGCTTTAAACCTATAATTTACATAACTTCCTAATTCATTAGAAAAAGTTTTAAATTGATCATCTGTTAGTTTACCTCCTTGCATAAGAAGAGAGGACATATTGTCAATTCCAAGACGAAGATTGATAATACTATCAGTTAATTTTTTAGAAGTAATATCATCAACTCCAGCATTTTTCATAGTGTTTTGTAAAAGTTTTAAAGAACTACTAACCTGATAATCATCTTTTGTAAAAATACCTTTTTTTATTCTAGCTGATCCTTGTAAATTTTGTTTTATTTGTTTTAGTTCATTTTGAAGTCTCGCTCTTTGTTTAGTTAAAATTCCTTTTCTTTCTATTTGAAGAACTTCAGCGGTCGGATCTTTTTTGGCTGCAATACTTAAATCTTTTAATTCATCATCAATAAATTTAATTTGATTTTCTAAATCAGGAACTTTAGATAATAATTGTTGATGACCTTTATTAATTTTAATTTTTGCTAAAACTCTATCTCCTCTTGCAGCGTTAAGGAGTAAATCTTTAGAATCAACTGGAGATGGCCCAATAAAATTTGGATTAACTTTACCTTCAATTATATCTTGTATTCCCTCTTTTATTTTTTCTTGTGTTATAGGTTTAAAGTTTTCTTCACCAAACTGTTTTCGTAGAGCATCATTAAGTGGATCAACAATTTCTTTAGTGAGTTGATCTAATTGTCTTGCTGATTCTAAACTTGAACGTTCGATAGCTCTTATGGCATCTTCTGAAGTTTTTAAAGATTCTAACGTAAACCTACTTCCACCACCTTGTGGTGATAGTCCTAGTCTTACTTTTTGAACAATTCTTGCAGCAAAACCTGGTGCAAATTCATCTATGCCATTCGGATCAACATTTCTTACTTTTTGTATTCCTTTACCTGCACCAATTAATGCAAGATTAAACAAAGCACCCTCTGTTCCAAACTTTAATCTATTTTTTAATCTACGATAAGCTTCATCTCTACCTTCTTTTGATGTATCTCTATCCAGCATAGTTATTGCATAGGGTTCTAGTGAAGTCCCTTTTGCAATATCTGCTAACGTTCCAATATCCTCATCTGCAACAATAGCTTCACCAAGTCCAGCGCCTATAATTCCACCGCTTGTTTTGCCCATTATCTTTCTACCTGCATTTGTCAGGCTGAAACTCTTTCCTGCTCGTTTTGCAGCTATGGCTTTCTTAGCTGTTTCTCTAGCAAATTGTTGACCTTCTTTTACACCTAATTTTCTTAATTCTTGAACAGCTGCTCGTTTACCTAACCCTCTAGCAGCAGTGGCTCCCGCTCTTGCACCAAGTGCAAAACCACCTACACCTAATGGTGCAATTTGTGTAATCGCTTGTGTGATTTTACCAACGGTTCTAGCTTCTGCTTCATCGTCAAAAGGATTAACATCATCAAACCATTGCTCCACACTTTTAGCTGTATCTGTATCACCAATTAAATCAAATATTTCTGCTCCCAGAGATACAAAACCTTTTGGTATGTTCCAAAGACCTGTTGCTACACCAGCTAATGCTGATTCAAAAAAACCAACATCATCCTCTGGTTTAGCTTCTTGTTTATTTAATTCGTCAACTGATATTTCTTGACCAAGTTCTATAGCCATGAATCCTCCTATTTAATAGGCTTTACCGTGCCTGGTCCACTGCCTAGAAATAATTTACCTTGTTCATCGTAATAATAAATACCTTCTTCTACTTTAGATGAATCTTTTTTACCTTTTTTTAAGGGAAATTTTACAATAGTTTTATCATTAAGTTCTTTATCATAAATTTTTGTAGCTAAATTTAATGCAATTTCGGGTGATGCCACATCTAAAACTTTTTGTCTTGCTTCTATTGCTTGTGTTCTAGTTTTTGCATCAGTGCCCAACATTTTTTGAGCAACACCTCTAATTCCAGCATCATCGCTTTTTAATGCTGTTGCTAAACCTTTTATTCTTCTAAGAGTAGGATCATCTATTCTACCAAGAGCAAATTTAGCGGCTTCTAACTCTAACGCTTTGTCTGTTGCTCTTTTAGTTCTTTCAATTCTGCCCAGTTGAGAAATTGGATCCATGGCTGCTCGTCCTATTGCTCGTGTTAAACTACCGCCAGGTTGAGCTATAAGATTAGCTCCAAATTTTGCAAGTTGTAAAAATCTTTCTCGATTAATATCATCTTCATCATCTTTTGTTAATTCTTTAAACATACTCATGTAACTTTTAACTGTTTCAATATCATCATCTATGTTTTTAGAAGTTGATTTTGTATTTTTACCATCACCAGAGTCACCTGGTTTATCTGTTTTTTCTGCTATCTTAACTAATGGAAATCTATCCTTTTGTTTTTGTAACGTATCTGAACCTAGACCAGCTTTTTCAGCTTCTTTTATTTTAGTTTCTATATCTTTTTTTCTCTCTGTTATAAAAGCTTCTTTTCCTTGAGGACTCTCTAAAAAACTAAGTTGTTCCGATGTATTAATGTCAGCTAAATATCCTTCGTCTAAAGCTGATAGTTGTTGTAGTTCCATCATTTTTTTTCTATACTGTTCATTAAGATCAGGTGTTCTTTGTAAATTTCTTAGAGCAATTTTTTTTTGATTTTCTTTAGTTTGAAATTGTTCAAAAGCAGACTCAAATCCGGGAGAACCACCTGTTTTCATTTGTTGTCTATCAACAATACCATTCATAATTCCTTCCATAATCGGACCACCTTTTCTAAACATAGGTCTTTTTAAAGTTTGACTCATTATCTTCTCAAAGCTCCATAAATTCCTGCAAACGTCGCCCCTGCTCCTAGTGCAGTTTGTAGTGGGCTAGGACTAGGTTGCGAAGTAAATTGGAACTGACCTGGATAGCCTCCCATTAAACCTGTAACACCTGTTCCAAAGAAACCAGCTCTTTGTAGTGGTTCAAAAGCAGCTTCTCTTGCAGCTTGGTTAGCGGCATCAATTTGTGCTTGAGCAAATGCTTGTTGAGCACCACCAACAGTTCCTAGTTGAGAAATGTCAGCTCTTTGTAATTGTGGCACTAAAGAGGCAAGGCCTGTTTGAAACTGACCTGTACCTAATTGTTGTTGTGCTAAACTTTGTTGTGCCCCACCAATACCTAATGCAGATTGTGCTAGACTTTGTTCAGCTTGACCAATACCTAATTGTTGACCTGCAAGTCCTGCTCTTTGTTGAGCTAGTGCTGCTTGTTGTCCAGCAAGACCCGATTGTGCTTGTGCTAAACCTAATCTTCTAGTGAAGTCTTGACCTGCTAATTGTTGTGCTTGTTCAAATCCTTTTTGTAACAATTCTGCTTGTAACGCTGCTCTGTTTCTATCCGATCCTGCTTGAAACTCTGCTTGCAAAACTCCTTCACGACCACCACCAAAAGCACCAGGCACCCCTAATGCTGCTGCAGATTGTTGAGCTTGTCTTGCTGCTGCTTGTCGATCAAATTCTGTAAGAGTTGTATCAATAACATCTTGTTGAAAAGGAGATAAAAAATCTCTAAACGCTGTTGGACCCGTGAGCCCTGCTGCTTGAGTAATGAATGGTTGTGCCCCTCCTAATGTTGTACCTGCACCTGTTAGCTCAGTTCCAGCTGCCGTTAATCCTTGTTGTGCAGCCGTAATTGCTGCAGGAACATTTGCTAATCTTAAATCTGCTGCAGTAATTGCTGCAGGAACTCCAGCTAATGTGGTGCCTGCTTGTGTTGCTGCTTGTTCTGCTGCAGTTAAAAAGGGTTGAAATGATCCAACACCAGAGGCTGCAAGTTGTGCAGCTTGTGTTTGTAATGGATCTTGTGCGGCAACTCTTGGTGCAAAAGCCGCTGTATCAATTGGTGTGCCTGCAACTCTAGATAATTGATCAGCATACGTTTTACCTAACGCTTCAATAAACTCTGCGGGTAGTTGTCTTGTCTGTGTAATTTCAGCCATTATGCTACTCCTCTTCCTGCTTTTTCTGCCTCACTCATAAGGTCATATAACTTTTGAGCACCCTTTTCAACATTACCACCACCAATACCTCTAACAGCATCAGCAGTTAAAACAAATTCATTTTTAGATAACATTGCTGGTACATCATCTGCTTTTTCTTTTTTACCCATAGGAACAAATCCACCTTTTTCTCTTAAATCTATTTCTGCAATACCACCTTTTGCTTTTTTAATAGAAGGTGCTTCTTTGTCTTTATCAATATCTAAAAATTGTTTAATAAGTTTTTCTTTTGAGTCTTCGGTAAATTGATTTTTTTCAATACCACGACTATCTAAAAAATTAATCATTTCTAATAGTTCTTGTTTTTTAGCCTCATCCATTAATCCTCCAGGTTTTGGTTTTGGCATAACTTTATTAGATTTTCTTTTTTCTTCTTCTTCAGCTTCCATAGTTCTTCTAAAAAACTCTTCTTTTGTTATAGGTTTACCTTCAGGATCTTGATAAATAACACCACTCATATCATCAGTTGGATACATAAAATCTTCTGGTCGACCACCTTCTTCTAAATAAACTTTACCACCTTCAAGATACATGTTTCGTGGCATACCCATTGACATGATACCTTGACCAACCATTCCTCCCATCGCTCTGTATTCACTTAAATTTCTATTTACAAAGTCATCAACTTCAGACTGAGATGCATTTGGATTTACGTTTTGATAATATTGTCTTAAATAAGGTTCAACTTTAGCCTGTCTATTTGCAAAGTCCTCATCACTCTCATCCTCACCTTGAGGTGCTAGTAAAGCACCAAGTCCTGCACCTAATCCACCAACAGTTAAAGCTTTACCTGTAGTTCCTAAACGATTGAATGCTCTTAGTGCAGGTCTTAAAAATCCTTCACCTGTTACATCTCCTGTTGGAAGATTCACTGATCCAGCTGCAAAAGGGTTAAGACTAAATCTTGATAAACCAGTGATACCTTTACCTATTGTAGTTTGTGGACCAAATGCCGTTGGAAAAGATTTTGCTAGTAAAGGTCCACCAAATTTTACAGCTGCAAGAGTTAATGCAGCTTTACCAACAGGACTTTTTGCTATTTTCTTAATAGGTTTTGTTATTTTTCTTACTATCGATCCCATATTTTTTTCGTTAAAATTTTTGTTTGTCTTTTAATTTTATTATCAGAAGATACTCTCAACCAGTTTATGGCTTTGTTAACTCCTAATAGTTTTGTAAAATACTCCTTAGTCCAACGATGAACTTTTAAAATATTACCGATACATAAAGTATCGATGTGCCATAATCTATCACCACTATTCCAATCTTCTTGGTTTAACTTAGCAGTCTTAACATATCTGTTTTGAGCCTCTTTATTTAAAAAAGCCCAATTTGTAAAAGCAATCACGTTTTCTCCGTCTTTGTGTATTTTATATTGTTTTAATTGAAAAGATGGCAGGATATGTTGGTAGATCTCTTCATCGGTGTTATCTTTGTATCTATCAAATTTCTTGTAGAAATTGATAACAACCTGCATATCTTCATTCATCTTAATTAAACTGCAGGTATTTCACCTGAACCCATATACTTACCCGTTTTTATCCTATAAAGCAAGATTATGTTGTAACTTCTCTTGGCTTTATTTCTAAGGCTGATAGCACCACATGGAGTCTATTACCTGTTGCAGCTGTCACTTTTATGACTTCTGATTCTGTTGCTACTAGCGGATTTGTTAGTAATTCTGTTGTCCCATTTGCACTAATAGACTTTGTTTTAAATAAGCTAAATACATCATCTGATGTATCTGTAATCGTTACCGTTATGGTGTCCGCGTTCCCTGAGTCTTCAGACACGAGTATGGATCTAATCACCGAGGTCGTTGCACTAGGGACCGTGTATAGAGTTGTTGCACTCGTTGTTGTTAGATCCACTTTTTTATTAATAAATGTATTAGCCATTAATTTACAAAGAAGTTGAAAGCCTCAACTTCATCCTTTAAATCTTGTTGATATGTTGTATTTAATTTTTGCACAATACCATCAATGTCACGAACCAGTGATCTTGCTGTAAGCACATCATAATTTTCATCAGGTTGTGTAAGTGATTGTACGATCTTAGCCATTATCTTCTACCATCTGTATTATAGTCTATTCTAAAAGTTCCAACTTTCCAAAATTGACTAACTGCATCATTAAATATTTTTAAAGATATAAATCTACCTCTAGCCCTTGAATCTATTTTTTTAGTGTTAGCATCAACTGTGAAAGGTCCCAAAGACGAACTTGCTGAAGTATCATTTGGAAAATCTTTTAAATCTAATTGTATTTTTGCTTGGCCTGTTTGTGATGAGAAGTCGGGAAAAATTCTACTTACTCTCATCATTTCATCACCGTCACCTTGTAAACCTTGACCTCCAATATCAAAATCACCTGATTTAATATTTGCAGCAATCGCTGTTTCAACTCCAGCTAAAACTTGATTTAATCCTGTTTCATGTTGATAATATACAGAACAACCATCTAAGTTGCCTTGAACATATGTTGTTGATTCAGATGAAACATTAGAGTCTGCATCATAATCTGTTGCGTGAGGTTTACCAAAAACAGCAGAGTCTTCCCAAGCTGTTCTGTCTAATGTTCCAATAGACCATACAGGTCTTGCAGCTGTTGAGTCCAGATAATTATAAGAGACCATTCTATTTACCGTGTTTGATCCTGAGTTTGGATAAAACCAAATGACCTCACCAAACAAGTTATTAAGTCCAGCATTAATATGTTGTTTAGGAGTTGTGTTAATATCATCAAAAACATGGTCTTCTACTAAACATGGTAGTGATTCTAATCTACCAGCATATCTAAAAAAACCATTCTCTGACATCCAATATGCAGCGCCATCAACTTCAACCGCAGCGTTTTGTCCAATCAAACCACAGTTGGTTCCAACTTGTTGAAATGAAAATGTAAAAGGTGGTCCAACAAAACGCATTAAAAATAATGCAGTGTCCGTCCAAACATAGATTGCATCACGACCACGAATGGCCCCAACGATTTTAGAACCATCTGCAAGTCTTTGTGTACCAGCAGTATTGGTTGATGATGGGACATATGATGTTGATGCATCGATACTTTCTTGATCTGAAAATCGAATAAACATCTCGTCTTGTGTTGATTTAGTTCCAATCGTAGTTTCCGTTCCAAATAAAACTAAGTGTCTATCAGGAGTTGAAACTAAAGTAAAAGCAGAAGCTGTAGGTGCATTAGATAAAAGAGCTGCTCGAGTAGATGTTGATCCTTCAGAGTCCCAAGAAAAAGTTTCACCTCCGTTGATAGTTGCAATTAATTTACTACCAAAATTATCAAGTGACCACATACCAGGTGGGTTAACAATATCACCAGAAGGTGCACTATTCCAACCAGAATAATTAGAAGCATCTGTAACTGTTGCTCCAGAATCATGCGACGCAGCTGTTGTTCCTTGTGCGCCTCTTGTTAAACCTGATAAAGTTCCAGAATCATCGTTAGCAGTATAAGTTATAAGTTCGTTATCTATTAAAACAGTTCCAGAAGATGAAAACGAAACTGAGCTAGCCATCGTTAAACTTGTTGCACTAGAATTTAAAGATGATGATAAAGTTGATGTAAACTGTCCGTAAGCAATACCACCCCATTGTCCAAGTCCCCAACCAGTTGCAGCAGTCTCTAACGCTAAACCCACAGGATAGTAATGTTGCACTCTAACACCACCTGATGTGGTAGCACCAGAACCAGACTCATTAGATGGCATGGTAATAGTAATTGTGGTTGCAGAGGGTATAGAAGTAACTGCAAATTTTACATCATTAAAGTCAGACGCACTAAAATTAGAGTTGGTTATGGAAGAAAAATTATCTAATAAAATTATGTCACCAATATTTGTAATATTGTGATTACTAGCAAAAGTAATGGTAACAGCTGATGATCCGTTAGTAGTGCTAAACGCGTTTGATAGGGTTGTCGTTGTTTTTATTGGATGAACGTCGTAAAAAACACCACCAGAATAAACATACAATATTCTATTTGTTCCTAAAGCTGCATATTTAATACCATCTTTTGTAACAAAGTGGTGTAAGGAAGTGTTTCGACCTGTAATTTTAGTTCCGCCTAGTTGTGCCCAACCACCCATTTTTTCTGGTTTACCATAACGAAACCTTACATTATCTCCATCAACCCATTGACCCTCACCGCCAGAGGAGCTGACTTGTTTATTGATTCCTGGTAAAAATCTTAGTTTCTGTAACATAGCTTAAAATTTATAACACCTTTTAGGGGGATCAACAACTAATTATAAATCGTGACTTATTATTTAATGTCCTCTTTTCCATCCGACATTTTATTTTGAAGCTCTTTAGGTAAATTAGGAACCCATTCAAACAAGCATCTTATTAAATGATTAATCGCATGCTTAGATCCCTCAAAGCTTAGCGTTATCGTTGGTTTAAATAAAAGTTTTATTCTTTCTCTCCAAGTAAAAAGAATTACAATTTTTCCTGTTTTTGCCTCTTGTTTAAACTTCATTTTTTAGTACCCGGAAGATTTCTACGATCTAAATACCAATCTTTGTTTGGTCCGTTTGCATCTACATAATGCATAAATACTTGCATTGCCCAATCTCCCAAAAATTTTTCTCTATGATGCTCGACTTGTTCTCCCAGATAAACACAAGCCTCTCCAGGTTCTAATTGAACTGGACGACCATCCATATAAATAGGCCAAGGAGTTTTATCACTATTAATATTGACAGTCACAGATATTTCACAAGAAGGTCTATCTTTGTGTTTTTTTAAAAAAGCTCCGTGAGTATAAACTCTAAAATAAGTATAGGTAGGTAATAAATTTTTATTAACTTCTTTTTCAATTAATTTTCTTTTAAGAATCATTAAACTATCCGTTAAATAATCTCCATATTGATAAGTATCTAAATTAGACGATAAGATAGTGTCACCCTCTGATTCTTTATCCATATAATTATGTCTATGAAAAAGTTCTATATAAAGAGATAATAATTTTCTTTCCTCCTCTGTTAAAAAATTTTTTATAATTTTATATTTAAAATCTTTTCCTATAGTGCCCAACATACTATCGTATACCTTTCACCATTTGTAACCGGAGAAACAGCGTGAGGAAATAAATGATTACTTGGCCAAATCATTAATCTACCTGCTCTTGGTTTTATTTCTAAAATGTTATCCTTCCCAGATGGATCATAAAAAAGTAAATCTCCTCCCTCATACTCATCATTAAGCATAAAAATACAACTTAAAGTTCTAGGTATAAACGGATTGTGATCTGTATGAGGATGAAAGTGACCTTCTTTTTTATATTTTAAAACTTCTATACTAGTTATTTTATTCATAGTTAGATAATTTAAATTTAAATTTTTTTTATATTCTGTAATTTGTTTTACAAAAAATTTAGAATAAAAATTAGCCCAATGAACAACAGCTAAATTTTTATCTTCGTTTGATAAAGACAAACTATAACAATCTCTAGATTTTTTGTCATAAGAGGTTTTAGATTTATCATTTACAACACCTGCTAAATTAAATTTATTTTTTTTAACAAAACTAAGAAAATTTTCTATAGCCTCTCTACTCATTACATCATCATATATTTCTATATGATCTAATAAAGAACTCATTTAAACTCCTTTTTAAACCATTTAAACTTTCTATACCAGTGAAGCCATTGTAAATTATATCGACCCACCTCTCTAAAATATTCTTTAAAATTTAATTTTTTTATTTTCATTTTCCAAGAATCTCTTTTAAAAGGTATAACCTGAACAAAGGGAGTTCCTGCTTTTATAACCGTATCCACACCATCTGGAAATTTTTCTTTGTTTAAATGAAATGGAAAATTAACAGGAAGATTAAAAGTATCAGTATCAACAATACCTGCTATGATTTCAAAAGGTAAAGAGTGATTATTTAACGGATGAACAAATAAACAAGAGTATCCTAAAGGAGTTTTAATTACCCAAGGATTTAGAAATTTTCCAAAATTCACATTATAATTTTTTTCTTGTAGTTCTTTATACTCAACTTGTTTAGAGCCATGATACTCAATACTTGGATCTGCGTTTATTTTTTTTAAATAATCATCAATGCCAGCTAAACCTGTGTTTTGAAAAAGTGGTCCCATCTCAACTTTAAACTTTTGGTTTTCTTGTTTTGTAATTCGTAGATGATAATCAACTGGTAGTTTTAAAGCATATCCTGTTGTAAGAGCATCTAAAAAAGGCACACATGATTTTACCGTTCTACCCCGTTTATCTCCAGCGGATACATCAACTAGTTTTCCAGGGTCCATTTTTTTATACCACTCTGGTAATGAAAATTTTATAGGTTCTGGTGGATGATTAGCCATGGCAATATAATCATCGCCAGCAAGAAAAGTGATCTCTTTCATAAAAGAAATATTTTATATTAAAGAAATAATATGTCTAGTAATTTTTAAATTCACCTGAAATAGCTTGACCTTTATCGTGTAAATATTGCATTGGAGACTTACTTTGTGGAAAAGTTATATTATCTATATCATTAAGAATATGTGTTTGAACCTTAACTTTATCTTCAACTGGAACTTTTTTACTAAAGGCTGTCCAATAATGGCCAAAACCCTCATACTCATCTTTTGTCCAAGATGTTTGTTCATTTATAAAAGAAATTGAATTTGGTAAATCATCTAAATCGATTGCAGACTCATCAACTTGTTTTTTTACATATTTAAGATCATAAGCATCGTCATCATTAATTGTAGTTGATGTGTAACAAACATAAGGTCCATATTTTGTGTCCATTGCAGTAATTTCATCAGCTGTAATTCCAACTGCAATAATTCCTTTATTTGATTTTTGTATGTATACCTTTGCCATTATTGACCTTCAAAAATAACAACAGCACCACCGCCGCCATCATGTGATGGACTGTTAGCTCCAAAAGATCCCTGTCCACCCTCACCAAGATCCTTAAAACTTCTAGATATTTGCGGGAATAAATTAGCTATGTTTACACTTGTTGGGTTTTGACCAGGTTGTCTGTTTGGATTAATGTTTGAATTTAAACCACCAAAAATACCTACACCTGAAGGGGATGCAAAATTTGATAAAGAAGTTAAGTTAGTTGAAAAACTTCCAGCGTTACCTCCAGTATTATTAAAACCAAAACCACCTTGACCACCATTACCTGTTGCTAAATTACCAAAACTTGACGCTGATCCAGTATTACCTTGACCGTTAGCAGCTGATGCAGTTCCTGCAGCTCCAGCGACCGCGTCTGTGTTATTATAAGGACCAGAAGGACTAGCACCAAAGAAAACACCAAACCCTCCTTTTCCCCCATTGCCTCCGCCAGATCCCCCAGTACCGCCACCTCCGCCGCCACCAATTAGAGCTCCGTATATGTCTCCAGTTGCTAGAGGTGATGCAGTATAAGTTACAGTTTCATTATTAGATGCTCCTACAGCAAAAACAAAACCTTTGCCACCAGCAGATCCACTAGATGCAGCGACAACTCTACCTTGACCATCTACAGTTATGGTTGCAGCGGTAAAAGTTCCTTTTGCTGATTTAATTATTCGTGGCATTTAAACTCCTAGTCTAATAACTCCACGTAAGAAACATGAAAAGATAAATCGTTAGCAGCTCCTGCTGTTACAGCGATTATATCTGTTTCATCTAAATAAATTGGAGTTTGGATTAAATCTAAAGTTGAATCTGCAGGCACAGATACTGTGCTTGCAATTTTAAAATAAGTTGAACCATCGTCGTTACTAATTTCTACTGTTGCATCAACAGCGTTAGATCCATCGATGTTTGCTAATAATATCGTATCAATTCTCACTGCAGTTTCTGCAGGGACATCAATCATAGTTGTTCTGCTAGTATTAGCGAGATTACCCATAGCATTTTTAGGAGTAATCGTTGCAATGTTAGCTAAATTTGGTGTTGCCATATTTTATATCCTTTCCCTAATTAACAAAAAACCAATGAAAACACAATACCTAAACCTTTACTAGGTGCGTTTATGTATGTTTTAACATCAGATAGTGCTACTTGTTTCATGGTTCCTGCATCATTTGCAACCACTCTATCGGCGTCTACCAAGGTAGTAGAAGTAGCTGATGTGTCACCATCTATAATATTTATCTCTGTTGCTGTGGCTGTAACACCATCCATAATATTTAACTCTGCTGCTGTGGATGTAATAGCTGTTCCATTAATGGCTAGTTTATCAGATACCACGTTAAACGTTCCGTTATCTTCAACTCTAGCAACCTCTGTTCCGTCTCTTTGTTGGAAAATAAGATCTTTTGCATCAACGACAGGTTTAATAATTACATCACTTGATGAGTTAGCGATGTCTAAAATTTGAGTTCCAGCAACGGAGACTTTTACATTTCCACCGCCTGCATCTAAATCAATGTCACCTGCAACATCAACAGTTAAATCACCTGATGACAAGTCTATTTCTGTACCATCAATAGTAATATTATCTACAACAACTCCAGCATTTGCTGTAACGACACCGTTAAAAGAAGCAGCACCTGCTTCACTACCATCTAAAGTTAACATGGTAATATCTGCAGTATTATCTGTTCCTTTAAATATGATATCAGTATCATTAGCTGCTGCATCGATTGTAATATTTCCAGAACTAGTTGATATTGATACTGCTGAATCTCCTGCAGTAATATCGTCTGCTGCAACTGATGCTGCACTACCCGCAGCTCCAAAAGATAAATTTCCAGATCCATCAGTTTTTAAAACATCACCATTAGAACCGTCAGACGAAGGTAAAATTAATGTAAAATCAGCAGCTGATGCTGGTCCTTGAAGAGTTAAAGCATTTGATCCATTGTCTGAATCTTCAAAAAATTTAATAAACCCAGCACTTGTTGCACCGTTTTTAGTTTCAATACCTGCGTTGGCTGTTACTCCTGCATTGAATGAAGCTGCGCCTGCAGCTGACATATCTAATGTTAAAGCTGAAACAGTGGAGCCACCATCATTACCTTTAATAATAATATCTTTATCTGATACTTTCGATTCTATAATTACATCGCTTGATGAATTATGAATACGCATCATCTCAGTGCCATCATCTTCATAAATAATACCACTACCTGCTGTGCCAGCATCTAATGTAATACCACCTGCAGATTCTACGTTAATAGAGTCAACTGCAGTTCCATCAGATACAATATCTAAATCACCATCTGCGTTAGATCCAATCGTTAAACCAGAATCTCTAAACTGTATAACACTAGCTGCGTTTAATAAAATACCTGTGTCTGCAACGTGTGTAATTGTTACGTCTTGATCGTCTCCTAAATTAATAACTGCAGCATCAGCTAAAAATAAATCTGAAAATTCTAAAGATGAAGTACCAAGAGCTGCTCCATCACTTGCGTCTGGAACAAAAGCTGTCGTTGCTGTAATTGTAGTTCCTTGAACTGTGCCAGTAGAGGTAATCGCACCAGATCCAACTGTTCCTGCTAGTGTAACATTTGCTCCACTAAATGTTGCAGCGGTTGTTGTTCCTGATTTTATAATTAAATTACCAGATGAATTAGTTAAACTTCCGTAAGTTGTTCCATCGTCTTTTAAAAAAACATCTGCTCCATTAGCATCTAAAACAATATCTCCATCAGTATCTAACGTTATATCACCGGAAGATGTAGCTATCGTTACAGCAGAATCACCTGTTGTAATGTTATCAGCTGCGATTCCTGATGAAACAACTTCATCTACATTTGTTCCATCTGTAAATACAAATTTTGTTCCTTTGTCTGTCGCAGCAAAAGTAACACCTGTTCCAGATACAGTTTTAAATTGAACAGTATGTGATCCTGATGTTGAGTTAACTAATATATAAGTTTTTTCTATAGAGTCTGGTATCGTTACAACTTGATTACCTGTAATTGTACCAGTAAATTCTATAACAGCTTGTTGTGCAGTTTGTCCTGAAGTTGCATCTGTAATAGTTAGTGCAGTGGTTTGTGCGCCACCTGCGATTGATTGCGTTGTATAACCAGCAACAGCCTCGTTTAATATTGTAAGGTTAGTATTAGTTTTACCACCCCAAAGACCTGAAGCCTCCCCTGTTGCTATGAGTTCTACACCTATTGTTGTAAATGTTGATGCCATATTTTAATCCTACGGTGTTGGAGAGTTGACTGGTATTCTGATTGTGCCGTCAGTATAGTCATCTCTTCTACGTTGTCCTATTTGTTCGCCTCCAAATTTTTGTATCTCAGTTTGATATCTTCGTTCATAGTATTGTATCATATCTTGTGGTC